AAGACGGGTTCATTTGGTGGACTGGCGTAATTGAAAGTAGAGATGACCCGTTAAAGATGGGTCGTTGTTTGGTTCGTTGTGTTGGTTGGGATTCTGAAGACAAGATGAATACACCAACCGAATCTCTTCCATGGGCAATGCCTATGAATGGTGTGAATTCTATCACAAACACAACTGCTAAAGAAGGTGATATGGCAGTCGGTTTCTTTATGGATGGAGAAAGCGCACAAGAACGAATCATCATGGGAACATTCCCAAAGATTCCACTTAAAGAAGCCGATTCTGAATCTGCATTTCAAGACCCACGAACAGATGCTCTTGCAACTGCACCAAGACCACCAGAATCAAAAGTATACAACACAGATGGCGCAGGTATCGAACTTACTGAATCTGGCCAAGCAACTGCATACCCAATCAATTTAGATGAACCAACAACATCACGCCTGTTTAGGAATGATGAAGATACGATTACACAAACTTTCATACAAGAAAGAAAAGAAAATATTGTAACTGGTGTTGAAACAGTAAATGATTCATGGGACGAACCAGAAACAACTTACAACACAACTTACCCATTTAATAATGTGATTGAGACTGAATCTGGTCACATATTGGAGATGGATGATACATTTGGTGCCGAACGAATTCATTTGGCACACCGCAACGGGTCTTTCCAAGAATGGTTTCCTGACGGAGACAAAGTTGAAAAGATTACCAAAGATAACTATCAGATTGTAATGGGTGATGATAAGATTTATATTATGGGTAAATGTCTCATTACAGTACAAGGTGATGCTGAGATTTATGTAAAAGAAAACGCATATCTTTTAGTGGATAAAGATGTTGATGCCACAGTTCATGGAAACATAACTGCACAAGTTGATGGAAATGTAGATGCAACAGTAGATGGTAATCTAAATGCTACGATTGGTGGAAATGTTACTGCGGATATTGGTGGTAACATGACTGCTGATATTGGTGGTAATGTAACTGAAACAGTTGGTGGTTCTATGACTACTAAAGTTGGTGGTGATTATAATATTAATGCCGGTAACTTTACAGTTAAGGCCGGAAAAATTAGTCTAAACTAAGGAAAAATATGCCTGCAGCAGCTTTGAGTGGTGGTGCAAGTTCAGTTTCTTGTACAGATGGAGCAAAAGGTTCTCCATGTGGTAAAAATGTTTGGCATTGGGATGTCCCAATTACTTCTACAAGTGATGCCGGAAGTTCAGATGTTATTATTGAAGGTAAAGGTGCGGTTAGAGAAGGTGATGTTATGACATCTCATCCAGATGGTGACCCTTGTGTTCCTAGTCCAGTTAATCATGCACCCGCACTAAGTTCATTCAGTTCAACAGTTTTTGTTAATGGAAAAGGTATGGGTCGTGTTGGTGACCATTATGATTCAGATGGTCACTTTTCACACACAATTTCATCTGGTGCGGCCACGGTAACTTGTGGATAAATTAGTATAAATAGAACATGGCCACAACTAACATAGATTCCACAAGAACATTTAGAGACTTGGATTTGAATTTCAATATTCATCCAATCCGTAAAGATGTTACAGTACATATTAATGAATATGCTGTTGTAAATGCGGTTAAAAATCTTATTCTAACCAATCATTATGAGCGTCCTTTCAGACCTAATGTTGGTAGTAATATTCGTAGATTGTTGTTTGAGCCAGTTGATGCCATTATGTCGGCACAGTTGGAAAGAGAAATAAAAGAAACAATTGGAAACTTTGAGCCTAGGGTTCAAGTCAATACTGTTACCGCCTCTCCTGTCCCCGATGAAAATGGTTACAAGATTTATTTGGAATTTTTTGTAATCAACAATCCAAAACCAATTACAATTAATTTTTTCCTAGAGAGAATTAGATAAAATGGCAGACCGTTTAAGAGTTACAGAACTTGATTTTGATACAATCAAGAACAACTTAAAATCATTCCTGAACCAACAATCTCAGTTTACAGACTACGATTTTGAAGGTTCTGGTCTTAACATCCTATTGGATATTTTGGCCTATAATACTCATTATAATGCGTATTACCTTAACATGGTTGCCAATGAATCTTTTATGGACACCGCATTACTCCGTGATTCTGTTGTTTCACATGCAAAGTCTCTTGGATATACTCCATATTCTACAAAAGCACCTGTTGCACAAATCAATTTCACAGTCGTAACAACAAACAATACACCTGCAACATTGACATTGCCTGCTGGGTATTCTTTCTTGTCTAATCAAATTGATGGCAAATCATATAACTTTGTTGTTTTGGAAGACACAACTGTAACCAAATCAAATACAAATTTCTATTTTGAGAATTTGAATATACACGAAGGTCAATTAGTTACCTACACATTCGTTCACAATCAATCAACGAATCCAAAACAAGTATTCACATTAAAAGATGCCAACATTGACACCACAACTATTAAAGTTCAAGTGTCTCCATCAACTTCAAATACTTCATTAACATCATACTCTAAAGTTACTGATATTTTAGATGTAACATATGATTCTAATGTTTTCTATTTGCAAGAAAGTAAAAACGGAAAATTCCAAATTTATTTTGGAAACGATGTTGTTGGTAAAAAATTAGCAGATGGTTCTGTTGTTTATGTAACTTACTTACTCAACAACGCAACTGCCGCAAACAAAGCCAATAACTTTGTTGCCGCAGCATCTACTACAGATTCTATAGGTAATGTATTAACACGATTTATTATTACTCCAGTTTCTGCTGCTGCGGGCGGTTCTGAACGTGAGAGTGTGGACTCAATCAAGTTTGGTTCTGCTGCACAGTTCTCAACACAAAATCGTTTGATTACATTTAAAGATTATGAATCATATATTAAGAAGAATTATCCTTCTGTTGATTCATTGACTGTTTGGGGTGGTGAAGAAGAAGTTCCACCTGCATATGGCAAAGTTTATATTGCTTTGAAACCTAAAAAAGATTATTACATTTCTGAAGCAGAAAAAACACGCATTATTAATGAAATCATTAAACCAAAGTCTATTGTAGCGGTTGATACAATCATTCGTGACCCTGAGTATCTTTATCTTTTAGTTGAAAATTATGTTGAATATGATAAAAATAAAACAACTCAAAGTACAGATGCAATTAAAACAGGTATTAAAAATGCGGTTCTAACTTACGCACAATCAAATTTAAATAAATTTGCGGCAACATTTGTTCTTTCTAAAATGCAAGACGGTATTGATGCGGTAGATTATAATGCGATTCGTGGTTCTGAAACTACATTAAAATTACAAAAAAGATTTGAACCAGATTTAACAAAATCATCAACATATAATATTAATTTTAATGCAGAGTTACATAGAGGTACTATTACCAATAAAATGACTTCAACTGAGTTTGATGTTTATGACACTACTGGTAAAAGAAGAACAGTTTTATTGGAAGAAGTTGAACAATCATACACTGGCATTTCTTCTATTCAAGTTACTAATAGCGGAACAGGATATCTTGTTGCACCAACAGTAACAATTACTGGTGATGGTTCTGGTGCTTCAGCCGTGGCAACAATTATAAATGGAAAAGTTGATAGTATTACTATAGTAAATCGTGGTACAGGATATTCAAGAGCTTTGGTTTCAATATCTGGTGCAACAGGATATGGTGCTACTGCATCTGCAATTTTAGATTCTAAAATAGGAACATTGAGAACAGTTTACTATGACGAATTTGTACAAAGACAAACTGTTAATGCTACTGCGGGTACAATTTATTATGACACAGGTTTAATTACATTAAAAGATTTAAGAGTATTATCTGTTACTTCTAGTGATAATATGATTCGTTTAACTATTGAATCTGAAAGAGGTATTTTAAATTCTGCTAAAAATACAATCATCACAATTGATGAAACAGATCCAAATTCTATTTCAACCGAATTAACTGTATATTAATGGCTGACCAAAAAACATCATTACTGATTAACAGACAAGTTCCTGAATTCGTTCGGGACGAATATCCTGTTTTCGTTTCATTTTTGGAAGCCTATTATGAATTCCTTGAACAGAAACAAGGCACCGAATTAAATGATTTAGTTGCTAAATCAAAAAATTTAAGAGACATATCAGATGTTGATTTATCAATAGAAGATTTTGAAAGAAACTTTTTTAATACTTTTGCTGATTTAATACCAAGAGATGTTGCGGTAGATAAATCAGTATTGATTAAAAATGTGTTGCCACTTTATCTTTCTAAAGGTTCTGAATCATCATTTAAACTTCTTTATAGAATGTTGTTTGGTGATGAACTTGAAGTTAAGTATCCAAAGAATGATGTTCTTCGTGCTTCTGATGGTAAATGGGTAGTTGAAAATGCTTTGAAAATATCAAAAGATTTTTACTCATATTATACAGGCAATGGAACAACAAAAGAATTCAAACTTCTTCAACAATTAGGCCAGACTGATGTAACTGTTTATATTAATGATATTGCACAAACATCTGGTTACTATGTTCGTAAAGAATCAAAAAAACTTGTATTTGATACCGCACCATTATTAAATTCAACAATTAAAGTCTTATATTCAACTTTAGATAAAACAGTTTTCACCAATCGTAAAATTACTGGTGAATTATCTGGTGCAACGGCACTTGTTGAGAAAGTATCAAATCAAATTGTTAATGAAGAACTTATTGTTCAATTTTTTATAGATGAAAAAACATTAATTGGTAATTTTATTAATGGTGAAAATATTTTAACTGATGTTTTTGTTGATGATATTTTAGTTAATGTTATCTCAGAAACAGTATCAAATGTTTTAAAAATTAATATTATTGACGGTGGTTCAAACTATAATGTTGGTGATCCTGTTATTGTAAACGCACCAGTTGCAGAAGTAGGTCCGTCTGCATTAATTTCCAAAACATTTAAAGGTGTAATTAATCAAGTTATAATTGCAGATGGTGGTGCAGGTTTTACAGTTGGTGAAAGAATCGCAGCCATTGGATATGAAACAACTCAATTAAACTTTGCTATTTCTAATGTGAACTTGTCTGGCGCAAATACTGCCAATGTTTTTAAGATTTACTCAGATGTTATCTCTGATGTTGACCCAGCAAACACAATATTGACTGCATCCAATTGGCATTTTCCTGGCAACATCGCACCATCACAGACAATCAATGTAAACTCGGTAATATCAACTGCATTTTCCAATGTTACATATGTTGGCATTGGCGAGATTTCAAATGTAACTATTGCGGCTGCAAACGTAGTTGTTACTTCAACTCCTATTTTAAATGCCGCACCTGCATATGTTACGATTAGTCCATTAACTGCAAATACACCATCATCAACTATTGTTTTGATTGATACTTTTGGTTCTTTAGGTAAATTAGTTATTCGTCAAAGTGGTCTTGGATATGCAGTTGGTGATGAATTAATATTTACAAACAAACCAATGTCTTTTGGAACTGGTGCTGCAGCTGTAGTTAAATCAGTTTCAAGTCTTGGTCGTATTTTGAATGTTCAATTTGTTCCATCCAAAATAACAGGAACTGCAAATGTAACATCAATATCTAATGTGATGGTTCAGGGTATTGGAACTTCATTTTTATCAGAACTTGTTCCGGGTGATGATATTATGATTGGATTCGATACACGCAAAGTATTGACTATTGCATCTGATACTTCATTAAATGTTACATCGGCATCTTGGTCAACAATATCATTAAATCAACCAATCAGAAAATATGGTAAAAATTTAATTGGTGGCCAAGGTTACACACAAGATAAATTACCAACAGTTACAATTAGTTCCACTGGTGGTTCTGGTGCATCTATTGAAGTTACTGCCATCATGGGTGATGGTGAGAATTTGGATCCAAAAGGAACTAAACGACCAGGTGAGATTGAAGAAATTATTATCACCAATCCAGGTAAAGCAATTAAAGTATTACCAACTGTAGACTTGGTAAATTATGGTGATGGTACTGCACTTGCAAATGTCACATTGAATCCTTCATATGAAACATTTGAGGGTCGTTGGTCAACATCTGATGGTATTTTATCATCGGTAGATAGAAAAATTCAAGGTAGAGATTATTATGTAAATTATTCTTACCTATTATCGTCTGCCACCGAGTTCTCTAAATATAAGAAGATTTTTAAAGAATTATTACATCCATCTGGATTCAGAATGTATTCAGAATTGACTCGTTTGGATGAGTTAAATTCTAATGTGGTGACACTTGATACAATCACCGCACCAAAAAATATTAAGTCTCTTTCTGGTCGTGTAAATGTTGCAAACACAAGCATTTATGTAACCGGTGAGGGAACTAAGTTTAATGTGGCCAATAGTTTAGGTATTATTTCTATTGGTGCTTATATTGCCGTTAACAACGGAATAAGAGTTATTAATAGTATTATAAGTAATACGAATCTTGCGGTTACAAGTGCGTTCACAATTACTGCAAACAATGAAGAAATGTTGGTTGTAAATACCGTATACAATGCAGTTGCAACCGAAATCACATTAGACGAAATCCTTGCAGAAAACGAAATTACTTTGACAGTAGAATCATAATAGGACACAGAGAATGTCAACAACAAAGATTACATCTTTACCAGTATTAACATCGCCAAGTGCTAACGGTGAAAACACCGTTTTTGTGGTCGTTGATAAGAGCAGTGGTACATACACAACCAAACAATTAAGTTTGCAAAACCTCGATTCGTTTGTGGACAATGTTGGACCAGTAGCCTTTGCTCAAGCAAATAGTGCATACGCAAAGGCCAATTCTGCCAATGTGATTGCACAAGGCGCATACGACAAAGCAAATGCGGTAAACACATATGCTTATTCCGCATACGCACAGGCAAATACTTCAAACACAAGTGCATTGGCCGCATTTACAAAAGCTAATGCCGCTTTTGATACTGCTAATACTGCCAATTCTACTGATTACACAACTATCTCTATTACCGCAGGCACTCACGGTAATGCAATTTATGTTCCTGTTGTTACTGTTACTTCCAATGGTCGTGTAAGTTCAATTTCTAATACTGCAATCACAGGATTTGCAAACGCAACTTTTGCACAAGCTGCATTTAATGCCGCAAATACTGAAACTATTGGTACTGCCGCTTTTGCAAAGGCCAATAGTGCCAATGTTTTAGCGCAACAAGCATTTGATGCCGCTAATACTAATGGTTCAACATATAATTCAGGTGCATTTGCACAAGCAAATGCTGCCTTCAACAAAGCAAACTCTGCAAATGTACTAGCACAACAAGCATACGATGCCGCTAATAGTGCAAACACTTTTGATTACACTTTAATTAATATAACTGCTGGTACATATGGTAATGCAACTTTTGTTCCAGTAATCACATTGACTGCAAATGGTCGTGTATCATCTGTTACAAATACCGCAATTACAGGTTTTGCCAATTCAACTTATGCAACTGCGGCCTTTGATAAAGCAAACTCTGCAAATGTACCAGCACAAGCAGGATTTGATAAAGCTAATAGTGCAAACGTGTTAGCACAAAACGCATACAATTATGCAAATACAATTGCTACAACAATCAATAACACATTCATTACTGAATCCAGAAATACTGCTAATGCGGCATATGCAACTGCCAATGGTGCATATACAACCGCAAACAGTTCATTGGGAACTTCTGCTCTTGCGTATACAGTATCCAATACTGCACAACTAACTGCTAATGCAGGATTCGTACAAGCAAATGCCGCCTTCAATAAGGCCAATAGTGCGAACATATTGGCACAACAGGCATACACTCAAGCAAACATCGCAACTCCTGCATACATTCAGGCTAATGCCGCTTTTGATAAAGCAAACTCTGCGAATGTACTTGCACAGGCCGCATTTGACCAAGCAAACACAAATGGTTCAGGATACAATCAAGCAAATACTGCAACCACACTTGCACAAAACGCATACAATTTTGCCAACACAGTTAATGTCTATGCGTATTCTGCATATGCACAAGCAAATACAAACACCATAACAATCTCTGGTGTATCGACAAGAACCAACTCTGCATTTGATGTTGCCAATACTGCTCTTGCAACTGCTGCTATTGCATTGAATATTGATAATCAAGCAAATGGTGCTTTTGATAAAGCAAATGCGGCTTTTGACCAAGCAAATACTGGGACTGCATTTGGTTCTAATGCTTATGTGCAAGCAAATACCGCATATAATACCGCAGTTTCTGCCACAACAACTGGTCAAGCTGCATTTGATAAAGCTAATAATGCTATTGCAAATACAGGTAGTGTTTACTTAACTGGTAATTTAACTCTTGGTGGAATAGTTACTGGTAATGCGGCTACAGGAAATGTTTCTCCAATTGCAATTGGCTACATGGGTATGCCACAAAATAATTTGACTTCAAATTATGTGATTACTCTTGCAGACCAAGGCAAACATTTATACTATAATGTTGCGACAAGTAGTGTTCTTTATATACCAACAAGTGCCAATGTGGCATTTCCTATTGGTACAAAAATTGATATTATTTCAATGACCTCTTCATCTGCAAATGTAACAATCACACCTAATACTGGCGTGTCATTGTACTTAACAGGAAATACAACTCCTGCGGGAAGAAACTTAACAACATACGGTACTGCAACATTAATTTGTGTGGCTGCAAATACTTGGTTCGTAAGAGGATCAGGAATTTCTGCTCTGTAAAGCGACAGATAAATAAAACACTATGTCAAATTATACTTCAAAGAAGTTGGCGTTTAATAATGCCGAACAGTTTAGAGAATCGTTCTTTGAACCAGCGCCTGCTACATTAGGATATATCTTTATTGGTAATTCTGTTTCATGGCCAAATGAAGATGCGCCTGATGCAACAGGAGATACCGTTGCAAATGAAAAGTCTATTTGGGATAACATGTATGCGGGTAAAAAAATTACTGGTAATGATGTTGAATTAGTTATTCCAAGAATCAATTGGACTTCAGGAACAAAGTATCAACAGTATGATGACCTTGCAGATTTATCAACAATGGTTACTGCAAATACAATTGGTCCAATTTATACCTTAAATACTGAAAGAAATGTTTATTTGTGTCTATCAAATAGTGTATCTTCAAACTCAACAGTAGAACCATCAGGTAAAAATTTAAATGCTAATGGAATTATTCAAACTGCTGATGGGTATGTTTGGAAATATTTGTATAACATTCGTCCTTCAAATAAATTCTATACAAATAATTGGATTCCTGCACCAGTATCAACTGCAAAATTAGACTTTGACACTTCTCCAGTTATTTCAGTTGATGGTGAAATAACATCTATTGTTGTTACAAATACTGGTTCTGGATATATTCATAGTACAATTACTTTGAGTGCTTTTGCCACAGGATGTACAACTCTTTATCTTGCCAATACTAATAATTTATCTGCTAATATGTCAATTAGTGGAACAGGTATTGCAACAGGAACATATATTACGAATGTGGATATAGTAAATACTACGATTGGTCTTTCTACTGCAACAACCTCAACGGGTGGTGGTACTGGTAATAATGCCACAGTTACTTCTAGAGTCTACATTCAAGGTGATGGTATTGGTGCAATTGCCACATCGTCATTAACAGGAAATACCATCACTAAGATTACTGTAAATTCTTATGGTAAATCTTACTCAAGAGCCAATGTGACAATTTTTGGAACAGGTACTGGATCTACTGCTCGTGCCGTTTTACCACCTAAATATGGCCACGGTTATAATGCAGCTAAAGAATTAGGCGCATCTAATGTGATGATAGCAATGAGAATTGGTGAAGTAGATTCCACAGAAGGTGGAATAATTTCTGCAAATACATCATTCAGACAATACGGCTTTCTAAGAGACCCGTATAAATATGGTGAGACAACACCGGCAGTAACATCAACCGCAAATACTGTATTTTCGCAAACAACTGATTTAACAGTTGTGGCTGGTTCGGCATACAATTTAAATGAATTCGTATATCAAGGACCATCAATTAGCGCATCTACATTTAGTGGTTATGTTCATGCATATGATACAAACTTAGTTAGATTAACACAAGTAAAAGGTTCAGTTTCAATAGGTAGTCCTTTAAAAGGTACTGCCACAAATCCTTCGGGTAGAACAGTTGTGACATATAATTCACCCGAATACGAACCCTATACAGGCGACATTTTATATGAAGAAAATATTGTTAAAGTTGACAGAACAGATGGACAAGCTGAGAATCTCAAGTTTGTCATACAATTTTAGGGAAATTCATGGCTCTTGATACAAATTTTAATGTAAATCCATATTATGATGATTTCGATGAGGACAAGAAGTTTCTTCGTGTCCTTTTTAAACCTGGTTATGCCGTACAAGCTCGTGAGTTAACTCAGCTTCAAACTATATTACAGAAACAATCTGACCGTTTTGGTTCTGCTGCTTATAAAAATGGTAGCGTTGTTACTGGTGCGGAAACTTTTACGCAAGATGCAACCTATATTAAATTAAATGCATCTTATCTTGGTACAGACATTGTTGCCAATAATTTTATTGGAATGACAATTCTTTCCAATGATGAATCAAAAAGAGCAGAAGTAATCAAAGTATATCCTGCGGATTTGGCTACTGGTGATCCAATCACGTTGATGGTTAAACAATTATATGGTGATACATTTGCATCTTCTGATGTAATTAAAACAAATGAAATTTCACCATATTATGCTCAAATTTCCACTGGTGGCGTAGGCACAGGGCAAATATTTTCTGTTACTGAAGGCATATTTTACTATGAAGGTTTTTTCATTAAAACCAATAAACAAACTATTGCAACTTCAAAGTATGATAACATTACTACAAATGCAAGAATTGGTTTTGAAATTGAAGAAACACTAATAAGTTCTTCAACTGATACAAGTCTTTTAGACCCAGCTCAAGACGCATCAAACTATCAAGCACCAGGTGCTGATAGATATAAAATTGAATTGGTTCTTGCAACAAGAGCTTTAGATTCTACAGACACTAAAAAATTCATTGAAATAAGCAGAACTGTTGCTGGTCAATCTACCAGAACGGCAGATACGGGTGTTGCTGCAATTATTGAAGATGAATTGGCAAGAAGAACATATGATGAATCTGGTAACTATACAGTAAGACCATTCATACTTTCATTACAAACAAATGCCGCCAATAGTGCGAACATGGATATTATTTTATCTCCAGGTAAAGCATATGTTTATGGTTATGAATATGGTACTAGTTCACCAACTACAATTACAATTGATAAACCAAGAACAACTTCTAATGTCAATAACAAAAGAATAACTGGTGATTATGGTAACTTTATCTATACAACCGGTCATATTGGTAGTTGGCCTATTAATCATTTGGCAACTGTAGATTTGCATACTGTTCCAAATGCATCAATTAATGTAACATCAACTGCATCAATTTCAAATACAAAAATTGGTACTGCAAGAATTAAATCTATTGCATTTGATTCTTCTTCAAATACTGCCAATTCATCAACATATACATACAAAACATTTTTGTTTGATGTTAATGTTAATAATTCAATCACTGGTAATGTAAATACATATACCACAGGCACTTCAACAATTGTAAGTATTGGTAATACAACTGCGGGTCAAGTATATTCTACTGTTGATAACGCATATAAAGGTGCAAAACTTAGAATTACTGCCGGACCAGGTACTGGTGAAGCACCTAAATTTATTACATCACATACTGGCGCAAGTGGCAACTTAACACTTGCATCCGCATTTACTGCTACACTAAACTCACAATCTAAATTCTCAATTGATTTCGAATTTAATGATGCCGATTCTTTGGCAACATTTAGTGGTACTACAAAAATTAATGCTGCCACAATTGATAATCGTTCAAAAGATTTAACATCAACATATGTTGATGCATTTATTTCCGATTCATCATATGAACCATTAATATTCCCAATTGGCCAAGCATATGTTACACCAGGCACAATTGCAGATTTCTCATACACATATAGAAGACTGTTTGAAAATGTCTCATTCTCAGGTGTAGGTGCGACTGTAGATTCAACTGCATTGACTGTTGAATCTGGTGCTAATTTATCTTCTGCTGTAACAGATTCTAGTAAATTGGAAAAGTACCAAGTTGTTGTTACTAGTGTTGGTACTTCACCATACACATTATATCAAACTGTTCCTGTTGCTAATGTTACCACAATTAACACTACAACTAGAACATTGACTGTTGCTGTCGCAAATAATATGACTGCCAACATTACTGCCACAATTGATTATTCATTGTTGTCTGGTAGTCCTGCAAAAACTAAAACACTTGTTAACCCATCATCAACTATTCAAACTACTTCTGGTGAAGTAATTAATTCTAGTGGTGTTATTGTCTATGCAGCAAGTGGCCAAACAACAATTCAAGCTAATAATATTATTAGAACACCCGATATATTACAATCATTGTATGTGCCTGATGTTATTGAATTAATTTCTGTTTATGATTTTAATGGCGGTGCCGTTGCTAATACAGGATATACTGATGTAACTTACAAGTATGCATTAGAAACTGGCCAAAAAGATTCTTTCTATGACCACTCTTCAATTAAATTGAAGCCTGGTTATTCTGCGCCAGTTGGTCCTATTGTTGTTCGTTACAAGGCATACTCATCAACTTCTGGTGGTGGTTTCTTTAGTGCAGATTCTTATCCAACATATGGAACAATACCAACATATGCAACTAAGAGTTCTGGTATTACATACTATCTCCGTGATTGTTTAGATTTTAGACCAGTTCGTAAAGCGGCAACTGCTGCTATAGGAACAGCAGTAGTATTTGATGTTAGTCCATCAACATATGGTCCAAAAATTCCAAAATATGGTTCTGACATTTTGTTAGATTTCTCATATTATTTGCCTAGAATTGACAAACTTGTATTGAACAAAAACAAATATTTTGAAGTGGTCAAAGGCATACCAGCAGTAAATCCTATTGTACCTAGTGATAAACAAGACACAATGAATCTGTATATGTTGACAGAACCTGCATATGTGGCAAACACATCGGATGTTTCTGTAACATATTTTAATAATCGCCGTTATACGATGCGAGATATTGGTGCGTTGGATTCAAGAATTAGTAACCTTGAATATTATACATCATTGTCTCTACTTGAACAAGATGCAATTAATATGCAAGATTCAACAACCACTTATTCTCCAAATCTACAAAGATTTAAGAATGGTATTGTTGTTGATTCATTCAAAGGCCATTCTGTTGCTGATGTGACTGCAATTGATTATGCGGCATCTATTGATGTAACTAAACAAGAACTTCGTCCAACATTTAATATTACAAGTAGAGCATTAAATTTTGATTCAAGCAATTCTTCAAATTATTTAACAACTGGTCCATTTGTTACTGTTACTGCATCAAACACAGCTTTTGTTGACCAAAAATTAGCATCAAAATCTTTAAATATTAATCCATTCAATGTGGTTAATTACATTGGTAAAATTACTTTAAATCCACCTTCTGATACTTGGGTTGATATAACTAAAAAACCTGATGTAACTGTTAATCTAGGTGGTGATAAAGATGCATGGGCATTAATTGACCAAGTTGTTAATAATTCAGCATTTACATATGAATGGGGTTCATGGCAAACAGTTTGGAGTGGATCGACTACTAGTACCGAAATGATTGGTAACGGTGCTATCAGTTGGGCTCAATTAGCGGGCGTAGCAGGTAATGCTATAAAAACCACAACAACTACTACACAATCTCAAACTCGTAGTGGTATAAAATCACAAATTGTTCCAGAAACAATTACCAAATCTATTGGCGACCGTGTGGTTGATGTTTCTATTATACCTTACATGAGAGCAAAATCAGTATTATTTGTTGGTACTGATTTTAAACCAGACACGGTAATGTATCCATTTTTTGATGGAACACCTGTTGAACAATATACAGTTCGTGCAAACAAATTTATTCTTGCACAAAACAAATTAACATATAGAACATCGGTTGGAAATGAAGAATCTGTTACCATTTATAACAATGGAACTTCTTCATCTCTTGGTACTGGAGTTGTTGTTAAATCATCAAATAATTCGGTATTTGTTGTAAACCTTACTCCAATTTCTGCATTTAATGTTGCGAGTGCCAATTTAATTGGTTCTTCAACAGGTTCAAGTGTAAGAATTTCTGGATATGAACACTACTCTGGATTTGCAAATACCGCATCTTCTAACACAATTAGATTAGCTATTGATGCCACTGGTGCTAATAATGAAATATTATACGGCAATACATCTGGTAGTAACATCATTAGTATTGTTGCAGGCACTGGTGCAGGCCAACAAAGAACAATTAGTTCATATGTTGCATCAACAAGAACGGTAACCGTTTCTTCTACATGGACAACAACACCAGATAACACCTCTGTTTACTCAATTGGTCGTTTAACAACAACTCGTTTTGGAGATGTTGCAGGTATTTTTAATATTCCTGCATCTATTTTCCGTGTAGGTGAAAAACAATTCCGTTTAATTGATAGTTCAACTGGTGATATTCCAAGTTCATCTACAAACGGTGATGCATCTTTCTTTGCACAAGGTCTTTTAGAAACAACTGAAAACACTATCGTTTCTACAATCCAACCCACCATTCAAAGAACATCTGTTGGTGACACCAGAGTAACTAGTACAACAAGTACCATCACAACTCCTATTGCAGGATGGTGGGATCCACTTGCACAAACATTCCTAATTTCACCTGCACAATATTCACAAGGTTTGTTTATTGAAAAAGTTCGTGTTTGTTTTAAATCAAAACATGATTCTTCACCAGTAACATTACAATTAAGACCAGTTGTTAATGGATATCCATCTTCAACAACAGTTTACCCATATGGATCCGTTACTCTGACTCCAGATAAAGTTAATGTAACTGATTCTCCAAGTTTGGATGATGCAACAAAATATACAGATTTCGTATTTGATGCACCTGTTTACATGTTGCCTGGAGAACACACATTTGTTCTTCTTTCAAATTCAAATGGATATGAAGCATATGCGGCTGAAATGGGTAAATTAGATTTGGTAACAAATTTACAAATCTCTGAACAACCATATGGTGGTTCTCTATTCAAATCTCAAAATGGTTCTACATGGACTGCTGACCAGAATATAGATATGATGTTCAGATTGTATCGTAAAGATTTCAGTACTTCTACAACAGCTACAGTAAAATTCTTAGTTGATAAACCAAGTTCAAATGTTGTGTTTGATTTGTTAAATTTAACTACATCTCAAATTGCATTGGCAAATACTACCGTAAATTACTCTTTCTTATCAGAAAAAATAACAGGTGGCACAACAGATTATTACAGTATCAATTCAAATGAAGATTATGCAATGACTGAAGGCAGTGGTCGTAGAGTATTAAATCCTACATCAGGAAATAATACATTCATACTTAAAGCGACAATGACAACAAATAATCCACACATTTCTCCTGTGATTGACACAACAAGATTTGGTGGTTTGTTTGTTGAAAACATTATCAATTCATTACCTTTATTGAATACTGGATTCTCCATTACTACTTCTGGTTCTGGTTACACAGGAAATACTTCTGTAACCATTTCAGGTGGCGGTGGTTCAGGCGCAAATGCATATGCAGTCGCCAACGTAACAACTGGAAACATTACAAGTATCGTTGTTGATATTGGTGGTACAGGCTATACTACATCTCCAACTATTACGATATCTGCACCTCCCGTAACAGGCGGTAACACAACTTCTGTTGTTGTTTATAATGGTGAAGATAAGAAATCTGGTGGTAATTCAGTAACTAGATATATGACACGCCGTGTAACATTAAATGATGGATTTGATTCTGGTGATTTGCGTGTATACTTAACTGGATACAAACCATCAGGTTCTAACATTTACGTTTATTACAAGATTCTTTCTCGTTCCGACTCAGATACTTTTGATAGCAAAAATTATCAATTGATGACTGAAATTGGAAATGGAAACTTTGTTTCTTTGGCCAAAAATGATTACCGTGAATTAGTTTTTGCGCCAGGTATTTCTGGTGCTGCAAATAACTCAGTTACATATACTACTGACACATCATCATTTAATTCATTTAAAACTTTTGCTATTAAGATTGTAATGTCTGGTACAAATACAACTGATGTGCCTAAAGTTCGTGATGTTCGTGCAGTTGCTTTACCGGCAGTATAATATGAATAATAATTTAGTTCAAGTAGAAGATGCGCCGTTTGTTCGGGATATCCATTCTAAAGCTATTCTAAATACTGATATAGTTGGATTGCAAAATTATTATGTACAAAGAGATTTGTATAAAAAAGAACAAGCAGAAAAACTGCAAGCGAGTAATCGTTTAACAAAACTAGAAGAAGACATGTCTGAAATTAAAACGATGTTGCGACACTTAGTCTCAAAGGAAATGAGTAATGGCAGCTAATACAATTAGTCAATTAACAACTGCCAATACCTTCCAACATTGGCTGACTGCAACACAGTCATTAATCGGAACTGCCAATACTCTTACCAATGGTAATGGTAATACATTCTATGCAAACACACGACTTGAAGTTGGTGGTACAGGCGCATCATTAAATGTTGTAACAAGTGCATTTATTAACAGTTTATATTCCAACGCAATTAACACAGGTAGTTTAATTGTAACAGGTAATATTGCACAAGCAAATGTAACCGACACATTGAAAGTAGGAAATGACGCCTACATATATGATACATTGACTGTTTACGGAACAGCAACAATGAATACCAACCTGAATGTGGTTGGTAATGCAAACATTACTGGTGACTTGAATGTTACTGGCAATATCAATTTAGATTCAATTGGATTTGATGACTTAAATGTTTCAGGTTCTGGTGCATTTGGTAACAACTTAACTGTTACTGGAATAAGTACACTAAGTAATGTAACAATCACTGGTAATGTATCTACTTTAAATGTTACAAGTAATACAATAACTCAAAATTTAACTGTTGGTCGAGTTTCAACTTTTACAGGTAATATAACTTCACAGAATGTAGTAGTCCAACAAACTTTAACTGCAAATATACTGGCAGGTAATGCCAATACTGCAATTTATAATGCAATTGCTAATGCAACAATAGATGTGGCCGCAACCGCTTTAGCCTTCTCAATTGCTTTAGGGTGATATAAATAAAGATATAAATAGGATATCAAGGAAAATAAATGGCAAATACCTTTAAATCGAATGTGGCAGCAAATATTGTAACAAGTGGTAACACAGTTTACACTTGCCCATCTGCTACACAAACAACTATAATCGGTGTGACTTTATCTAATAAGTCGGCCGGTACTGTTACTGCGAATGTGTTTCTAACACGGTCAGCAGTAGATTATTCTATTATATCCAACGCACCAATACTCTCAGGCTCTACCCTAGTTCCAATTGGCGGTGAGCAAAAAGTCGTTCTTCAGGCTGCTGATGTTTTAAAAGTAACAACAAGCGCCAACGGTTCGTTAGATGTAATTGCATCATTATTAGAGATAGCATAACATGGCACTTACTAGAATTCAAGGCGGTTTAGTTGGTACTGGTGGTTCAGGTAACACGGCCGTTCAACTTGGTACTGCCATCGTTGAAAGTTCTAACACAGTATATTCAAACTATACATTGACTGCGGGTAACAATGGTTACTCTGTAGGTCCAGTTACGATTCTAACTGGCAAGTCAATCACAGTACCGACAGGTCAGAAATGGGTGGTTCTATAAAATGGCATTGATTAATACAACAACCACAGGCGTTTTAGGAACCACACTATATGGTGATGGTTCTGGTTCATTGACAGTTCAAAAAGATGGTGTAACACAAGGTATTTACGGAAGCATTCCAGCATTTAGTGGATATTTGAGTGGTAATCAAACATTAAGCTCAACTGTTTATCAAAAATTATCCATTAATACTATGGAATATAATATTGGTAATTTTTATGATGCCACAACAAATTATCGTTTTACACCTAATATTGCAGGTTATTACCAATTCAATGCTGCACTTACAGTTACAGCTCAACAAGTTATATTATTATCTTTTTATAAAAATAACGCATCATTTAAAAGAGTTGCATACTCATATAATTCTCCGGTTTTTGTTGCATCTGGTTCTGCATTAATATATTTAAATGGCACTACTGATTATGTTGAAATTATTGGAAGAAGTGAGACTGGTGGAACTGCATATGGTGGAGTAGAAACTACTTGGTTCCAAGGTTATCTTGTTAAGGCTGCATAATGACATTATTAGAAAAAATTAAAACAATTTATACAGAATTAAATATTGAAGATTTTGGTCCATTTGGAACCATAATGATTCAAAACAATAGTGATGGCAAAGGCGACTACATAGCAAAGTGGGAACATCCAACACTTGCAAGACCAACCAAAGAACAATTAGAGGCTATTGAATGACTACAATCGTAGACGGCACAACCGGTATAACATTCCCTAGTACCATTTCAGGTGTAAGTGCAACTCAGCAATATTCAGGTAGAGTGTTACAGGTGTTGCAAGTAGTAGACTCAACTGCTACATCATTTACCTCAACTACTTTTGCAACTATGGGTGGAATGTCAGCAACAATAACACCAACAAGCACATCAAGTAAAATTTTAATAATACTCAATTTACAGGGTCAAAATAGAACTGCTGGTTTGGGTGAGGATTTAGGAATACTAAGAAATGGTTCAAATTGTTATACACAAAACCACTATAGTTTGATTGCTGCAGCAGTTGCAAATAATCCTGATAATAATGGACAAGGTGGTATGGCTCCAGTGATTTATTTGGATTCTCCAGCTTCTTCTTCAGCGGTAACTTATACATTTCAAATGAGACATAGAACAGGTAATAGTGGAACTTTTTCTGTAAATTATGCCTTGGGTGCAACAGGTGCAGTTTATTCTACCATTACTCTTATGGAGATTGCAGCATGATTAATCACGATTCTATTTTTGCATTATATCCTACAGCTGTTACTATTCGTGGTGATGTTGCCTATGATGCCAATGAAAACATTGTTGAATACAATGAAGCCACAGTTCAGGCATATACAGATTCCATTGCATACAAAGGTTTTCGTGCCAAAGAATACCCCTCCATTGCAGACCAACTAGATACTTTATATCATGGTGGTCTTGATGCATGGAAAGCACAGATTAAAACAGTTAAAGACAAATATCCAAAGGCATAACAAATGAGTGTATCATACGGTGGCGATAGTATAACATTTGGCGATGGTTCAATAGTATCGTCTGGATCGCAAGGTTTTAAAAATAAAATCATCAATGGTCACATGATGATTGACCAACGGAATGCTGGTGCAAGCGTTACACCTACTAGTAATGTTTTTGGTCCTGATAGATGGACTCCACAATTAGCGCAATCTAGTAAGTTTAGTTATCGTCAAATGGAGTCTGCAAATACTTCTGCTTCCAATTACGAATCAAGTTCTGCACCAACAGGTTTTACAAATTCTTTAAAGATAACATCATCATCTGCTTACACACCTGTAACGGGTGATTATATGTTGATTAGACAACATATTGAGGGGTATAATGTTGCGGATTTAGATTGGGGTTTGGCAACTGCTAAAACAGTCACCGTATCATTTTGGGTCAAATCAAGTTTAACAGGGTCTCATAGTTTTTCTGTTTATAATTTTGATGGTTCTCGTTCTTATCCTGTTTTATACACAATCAATACTGCAAATACTTGGGAATATAAAACAATTGTTATTCCGGGTGATACATCGGGAACATGGAAAAAAGATAGTAATATAGGAATATCTATAGCATTTAGTATTGGTTCTGGTGCTACATATTCAGGACCTTCTGGTGCATGGGCATCTGCTTGGTATCCAGCGGCAACAGGTGCTGTACCTTTAATTGGTACATCAAGCGCTACATTGTATATTACTGGAGTTCAATTCGAAAAAGGCACGGCTGCATCAACTTTTGAATTCCGTTCATATCAAAAAGAATTGATGTTATGCCAAAGATATTATCAATTATATACAGCCACATCTGTGGAATGGATTTATAATGAAGATGCTACGACAAACCACAAGTGGTGGCAATGTTATTTAACTGGTGCAACGATGAGAACCACTCCAAGTGCGACATTTATTGGTTCTTGGACTGGAGGCACTTCTGGTGGTTTAACGGGAACAATAGCTTCAATGACTGCAACTGATATTTCTGTGAACAGGTTTATTGTTAGAGTTGGTATGTCAGCTGATGGTGGAACATCACATTTAATGTATCATACAGATGGTTGGCAAACTAAACAAATTGGATTTACTTCGGAGTATTAATGTATAAATTAACATTACCTATTAATGGTGTTTCTAGAGTTGTTGAAAGACTATCTGATAATACTTTTATTCCTTTTGACCCCGCTAACTCAGATTACCAAACTTATCTAAAATGGCTTGCTGAAGGTAATACTCCAGAACCTGCTGACCAAGGCGAATAAATAAAACTATGAGTTACATCGGAACAAATTCTACCATTTACGACCCAACAAGAACTATTGCTTCTCCAAGAGATGCAGATAGATTCTCTGGTGACGGTTCTACTACAGTATTCACATTAACTAGGTCAGTTCAAAAAGAAGTTGACCTTGAAGTTTTTGTTGAGAATGTACAACAAGAACCAATTACTGCTTTCTCCGTATCTGGTACAACACTAACATTCACTGGTGCACCTCCATCAGGTACTAATAACATCTATGTTGTTTATCGCAACTTTGATTCTGGCGCACAAGTATATGTACCCGATGGTTCTATTACCTATGCAAAGTTAGCAAACAACATAAGAATTTTTACAACTGATAACTTAACACCAAACGGCAATAACACAGTCTTTACTTTGACTGAACCACCTGCTGATGCAAATACAGTTATGGTTACAGTTGATGGTGTGGTGCAAAGAGCACCAGTACACTATACGACTACAGGTAATACAATTACTTTTACTTCTAGCCCACCCGCCGGTGCCAATGTCCATGTAAGACATTTGGGTTTTAGAACTACAAGTACAATTACAACATTAGCAGCAAATAGTAGTATTAGTCAACCAACATTGTTATCACCAACAATTTCAACACCATCAATTACAGGTAATATTTCAGTAACAGGAACATTTTCTAGTAATATTCTTCCTGCTGCAAATGCAACTTATGATTTAGGTTCATCGTCTTCAAGATGGAACAACATTTACGGAAATTTGGTAGGTAATTTTTCTTTTCCTACTACATCAGTTTTAGCTAATACTGTTAGTTCTGGTCAACAATCATTGTCATCAAGTGCTTCAACATATACTGATTTGAATGTGAGTTTAAGTCTTGATCCAGGTACATGGGCAGTATTTTATGCCGCTTCAATTGAAAACCAAAATGTATCTGGTTCTAGTTATCCTGTTCAAGGTGTTATTCATTATTTGTCATTAAGAACAAGTGGTGGTACTGTTATACAATCATCTCAGTTGGTATATGCCAACTATGAAAAAACTTATGACTGGAATACTTCAACATTTATGAGAATAATGACTGTTGCATCAACCACTACATATAAACTATCACATGTTTGGCAAGGTAATTCTGGTTCACCATCTACATCTTCACTTTATTGCAGGCCTGATAATCACCCAACACAACTAATTGCGATTAAATTATATTGATATGATTAATAAATACGCACAAGCACTTAGAAATTTATATCCAACTGTACATGGTTACAGTATGGATTTTACTTTGCCTACAATACAAGAATTTTTAAATTCTATTACTGGTTGGCCAGAAGGACAATCTTTACCAACACTTTCAGAAGTACAATCAGAAGTTGATTCGATTGAACTAAAGATACAAAACGCTCAATATAAAGAGAATCGTTTGGTTGAATACCCATCAATTGGTGACCAATTAGATGCATTATGGAAAGGCGGCGCAGCTGCTGAAGCGATGCTTGCAAAAATACAAGCAGTTAAGTCTAAGTATCCTAAGCCAGAATAAGAGAATATAAATGCCAATTCAAACAGCAGCAGATAGTATTAGTAATAGTGCGGGTTCACCGTACGGATTTAAGAACCGTATTATAAACGGTGCAATAACTATCGACCAAAGACTTAATGGTTCTGGAAATACATTAGTAACTGCAACAGAGACTTTTGTTGTGGATAGATTTGTTGCATATAAAGATGGTGGAGTTATTACTTCTGGCCAATCAACGATTGCACCTGCTGGATTTACAAATTCAATATCTTGGTCAGTTGGAACAGGATATTCTGCAACATCTGGTCAATATACTTTTTTAAAATATCACATCGAAGGTTATAATGTTGGAGATTTAGGATTTGGAACTTCTGATGCAAAAACTGTTACTTTATCTTTTTGGGTAAGAGCATCAGTAACAGGTACATATAGTGGTACTTTAGGTAATGTTTCTTTAAATAGAAGTTATCCTTGGACATATACAATCAATTCTGCAAACACTTGGGAATATAAAACAATTACTGTACCAGGTGATACTACAGGAACTTGGGCAAAAGATAACACAACAGGATTGAGAATATATTGGGATTTAGGTACTGGTAGCGGTAGCAGAGGCACAGCAGGTTCTTGGCAAGCGACAACATTAGTTGGTGCAACTGGAACAACTTCCATTTCTGCAACAACAGGTGCCACATTTTATATTACTGGTATTCAATTGGAAAAAGGTTCACAAGCCACAGCATTTGATTATCGTCCATATAGTACAGAATTACAATTGTGCAAACGATACTATCGCATAGCAAAATGGAGATGGCAAGGTCAAAGTGCAGGATTGGGTCAAGGTCAAGGATGGACTTGGGTGTTTGACCCAGAGATGAGAACTACCCCAAGCATTACAACTTCTAACTTTACAAATGGTTCTTCTTTTAATTTAGCTGGGCCACAAGGTGGTGATACTATGGGAATGTATGCACAAGGTGATGGAAACGGAACTGTTATTCTTTATACGGCTGCAAATGCAGAATTCTAATTATGTATAAAAAAATTAAAAATATCGACACTGGTTTAGATGCTAATCACATCAAACGATTATCTGACAACACATTTATTCCTTTTGTTGAAGACAACACCGATTACCAAGAATACCTAAAGTGGCTTGCTGAAGGCAATACTCCAGAACCTGCTGACGAATAGAGATAAATAAAAGAATATGCCATTAAGTAAATTATCTTCAAACAGTTTCAACACACAAGCCAATCTTACCTCATTATCAATAGGTACTGCGGCTAATCGTGCGCTTGGTGGAAGTGGAAACACTACAACGATTGCAACTGAAAATCCTGGTCTTGTGACCATTGCTAAACCATATGATGGTGGTGCAACAACAATCAGATTTACTTCTAATCCATCAGGATATGGTAATGATTTTTATCATTCAATTGCACATGGTGCAGGTTCTGGATTTAATATCTATGCTGGTGGTTATCAAAGTCATATAGATAACCAAACTTATACATCAAATAATTCGAATACGATGATGTATTTTGGTGGTAGTACTTCCGATTTTAATGTTCAATTATATACTGGTACACAACAAGCCGCAGCAAATAATACATACATTGGTAATAAATCTTATGTTAGACAGTTGCTTGCATTTTCTATTGGTTCATTTGGTAATATTAAAACTCCTGCTTGTGAGTATACCACTTTAGGAACATCATCATGGGCAACAACTCTTGCTGGTGACTCTGGTGGACAAGTTCCATTTCAAGCATTTCAATGTCGTGCGTTTTGTTACTTTAATGGTATAACTAATGCTGTTGTTAGAGGTGCTAACATTAGTTCAATAACTGACCAAGGTACAGGATTGTATCGTGCAAATTTTAGTAGTAATATGCCTGATGCAAATTACACAGTTGTTACCGCTGGACAACATAATGGTTATGGTGGTGCTGCATTAGGTACAGGACCAGGATCAGCTGCTGGCGACAATACAACTTCATATGTTTCACTTGAGTGTAGAAATTACACAAATAGTAATAATGAACCAAATGCACTTTACTTTGCGGTGTTTAGATAATATGACAAAAAAAATACTATATCCAAATGATGATGGTGGAATTTCTATCGTCACTCCAAATCCAGATTGTGGCATACCTTATGACCAAATTGCACTTAAAGATGTGCCTGCTGGAAAACCATTTTTAATTGTTGATGCAGATGATGTTCCAACTGACAGAACATTCCGTGAAGCATGGGATGCCGACTTTAGTAATCCTCATGGTCATGCCCTTGGACATTTTGCTTGGGTTGAAACACAACCTAAAGAAGAAGAAAGTAAGGCCGGCAAATGATTATTATTGATTTAGAAAAAGCAAAACCTATTGCTAAAGATATTCTTAGAAAAGAAAGAGCGCCAGTTCTTGCATCTTTGGATGTTCAATTTCAAAGAGCATTGGAAACAAATGCTAATACATCTGCGATTGTTGCAAAGAAACAAGAATTAAGAGATATCACTAATCACGATTCTATTGTTAATGCCGAAACGGCAGCAGATTTAAAAACTGCCTTGGATACATTAGTAGCTCAAATTAAAGCAGAATAAATAAAACACTATGTCATATATTGGAAACCCTATTGTCAATGGTAGCTTTCGCTCAGAGTTGTTCTCTGGTGATGGTACTACGACTGCATTTAACTTAGCATACGGAACAGGTAACGAAGCATCTGTTATCGTTACTGTGTCTGGTGTTAAACAAGCAACAAACACATACGCACTAAGTAATGGTCAGTTAGTGTTCACAGAAGCACCACCTACAGGCACTCAAAACATTGAGATTGTCTATATGGGTGATAGAGTGCAAGTGAACCCATATTTGAGTGCAGATACATATGGTATCGTTAGAATCAATTCCAATGTGCTTAGTGAAAACGTCTCCATCACAACCGGGTATAACGCCAGCTCTGCGGGACCTCTAACGATTGCTTCTGGTAAGACAGTAACAATTGCAAATTCGAGCACTTGGACAATTTTTTAATGAAAACAAAGAGAGTTAAATAATGGCCGGTACAATCATTGCTGACTTCATCCGTTCGGATGCAAACAAAATTTCATTGAATGTAG